ATATTATCTGATTTATCACCACATAATACCTTGTATGTCAAAATATTATTATGTGGAATTGAATGTTCTTTTAATTTAATCTTATCCCCATTTTTATATAATTGTTTTGCAGATGGTGAATAAATTGATACATTTGGGGATATAAGTTGTGTTAAATCCTTATCAGATGAGAATATTGTAATTGATTCATCTGTTGCAATCTGACAATAATAAGCAATTAAATCATCAGCTTCATTATTCTCAATATTAACTTGTCTAATAAACATTTCTTCCAAATATTGTTTAACCCTTTCCTTTTGATATGAGAAAGATTCTTCTTTAAACACATTGGAATCAACTACCCTATTTTCTTTATATTGGGGATATATAATCTTTCTTTTACTTGAATTACCTTCACCATCCCAAAAAGCAATTACTTTATCAAAATTGTATTCTTCAATAAACCTTTTGGTTGTATTTAAAAAGTGCCAAATACCCCCAATATGATTACCATTGTGGTAATATTCTTTAACCCCATGAAATCCAATCTTCATTAGGTTATTACCATCAATTAATAATGTTTTTGTCATTAATTTTTTTTAAGGGTTAACAAAATTGTTTTCTTCTTTTTTGAATTCGGATGTGATGTATTCACCCAAAAATTCTGTAAATATTGCTTCCATCACAGGCACACATATTGAATTACCAGCCAAGGCAACGTGATTGTTTGTTGTTAGACTTGTTGATAATAATTTATCAATGTCTTCTTCTCTAACACCCATAAATCGATAACCTTCTCTACCAGTAATTGTTCTAATTCTACCATCCTCTGTCATAATTTGTGGTGAACCAGTTGTCGTTAAACAAGGTGAACAACCATCAATGGAATAGATACGTCTTGCTTGGTCATATTTAACATCGTTTCTACGTCCCACAAGTCTACACACACTATTTTTTTTAGGTTCGTTAGGTGTAACTTCACATTCAATAAATAAGTCCTCCACAATGTCATTTTCAATGAATGGTTTCATTGGTACTCTTTCTTTCCTATGTTTCTCAACTCCGTTCATTATTGATTCAACATCTTCATTTGTCATTCCAAAAACTGACATCATAAAGACTCTCTCCCTATTTTGGGGACAACCATAGTCAGCACCATTTAAAACCCTCCAAGAACATCCATATCCCAACTCATTTAAGAATGATATATGAGCTTTAAAGTTATCTATATGGTTGTGAGATACCAAGTTTTTAACATTCTCCATCAAAAGATACTTTGGTTGATTCTTTGTTAAAATTCTCTCAACTTCATATAATAAACCACTTCTTGTGCCTTTTTGAATTCCTTTTTGAACTCCTGATATTGATATATCTTGACAAGGGAATGAGTAAGTCATTAGGTCACATTGGGGGTAATTGTCCTCGTTTACCGTAGAAATGTCCCCCAAGTTACCCAATGTTGTTGTATGTAATGAATCGTAAGCAATATTCGCGGTTTTGAGGATGTCACAATTTGCAACATTCTCAAAATCAACACCAATATATTTTAGTGCCAATTCTTGTGTCCCATAACCCGAAAATAGTGATATTACTTTTAACTTATTCATATTTTTTTAATCTTCGTAAGAAATATCATTTATTTCAGAAATACTTTCATCTAATGTAATTTCACCAGTACCACTTAGAATTGCATTCCAATATTGTGAATATTCTTTTTTATATTTCTCCAAAGCTTCTTTAGTATCCGAGATATATCCTTGAGGGACTGCAATTATTTTACCATCATTATAACCAAGTCCATTTACGTGATTCTTTATGATTGATATTTTTGTTCTAATTGCGTATCGAATAGTTCTACCATTTTTCGTTGCTGTAATGTGATTAATACCAGCCTTTTTTTGATTACCAAATAAGAAAACTAAAGATGATGCTAACCATAACGCCTCACCACCTTTTGCTTTAATTTCTGGTTGTCCAAAAGGATTATCAGGTAAATCAACCCAAGGTTGGTTAACTACTACCATAGTATTGTAATAAGGATAATCTTCTTTTTTTGATTTGGCAATCCTTGAGTGGATACCCATACCAATTTTATCGGCTAAAACTGATGCGTTGTGCATTTTACCACCTTTACCTTCAAAAGTCATTTTACAAGGAATTGAGCCCACAGAGTCCCATAGGAATAATAAATTATATGGTAATTCTCCTTTTTCTTGAGCATCTATTAAATCATTAACGTAATCAGTAGCTTGCTCAATATAATCAAAACTATCATTAAAAATAAAATCACCATCCCATTCACCTTCATCGTTTTGTACTGCGTTTAATCCTAATTCAACTGCGTGACTCCAACTCCATTTCTTTTCAGTGATTATAAAAACGGGTAAATGTCCTTTTTTTTGTGCATCAACTCCACTAAGAATCATTGCAGTGGTTTTACTACTATTTGAGTGCCCCAAAAACATATTAATCCCTCCCATAATAGGACCTGGTAATCCACAAGCATCCATAAAAGCATCACCACAATTATAATAACTTTCTGGTTTGTATTTTGTTTTAGTTGAAAACTTGGACTTTATTGAGTCCAAGCTTATCTCTTTTTTCTTAATTGCCATATTCAATATTATTATATTTAATAAATTCTTTTAATTTTTCAACTTTTAGAATAGTATTAGAAAATGTATTTAAATAAACATCAATTTCATTTAAATAATCTTCTTGTATTTCATCTGTTTGTTTTCTGAAAAACATCAATAATGTTTTTTCAGTTTCTAAAAGTTCAAGCTCATATTTTTCCATAAGAGCTGAATACAATTTTTCCGAATTATTCATAAAAGTGTTAAAAAACCCCATTGATTAATGGGGTTTGATTAATAAATAATTTTAAAATGGTAAATCACCATCAACATCAAAGTCAGCTTGTGGGTCTTCATAAGAAGAAGATTTACCACCAAATGATACTTCACCCACCTCAGAGTTTCCATACACATAACCACCCTTTTCACTATCCCATTTTGGTGTTTCACCTTTTGCAATAGCTTCCAAGTATTCAACTGGTTTTTTAGAATAAACATCAGCCCAAGTTAATTCATCATTTACCCAAGAGTCAGCCTTAGACTTATCAGAATGAATTGGTGCTGGGTCATCATACATAATTGTTTGTATAACTGTGTATGTAGCACCTTTTGGTGTTTTGGCTTTGGTCATTTCAAGGATAATGTCTCTACCTTTTTCAGGGTCAGTTACATCACCTTTAGCACGGAAGATAGGAATTAGTTTGTCTAATATACCTTCGTTTTTGTAGTTATGTTTAAATCTCCAAAATTTTACACCATCTTGTTCGTTGTCACGATCAATTAATTTAACGATGTAAAATTTACGAGGTTTATATTGTTTGGCAAGTTCTTTGTCAGCATCTTTACCAGTTGCCATAAGTTCTTCATATACCTCAGAGAGTGGTGAACGTTCATTGTCGTTCTTTCCTGGGTCATAGAACTTTTGCCATTTACCATCAACTTGGATTTCGTGAAACCACACTTCTTTAAAAGGAGAAGTACCATCGTTTGTTGGTAAAATTCTTAGTCTTTTTTGTCCTTGTTTTTCATTGTCTTTAAGAAGAGCTGCGAAGTATTTCTTCATTCTCTCATCTTGAGACATTTTGTTAGTGTTTGTACTTGATTTTTGTGATTGCTCGTACTGAGCCAAAATCGCATCTAAAGGATTTGTCGCCATGTTTTTTAAATTTTTAAATTAGAAAATATTATACACAATAATAAGTGTCAGTCGTGAGTTTGTCAAATAAAGTTCTATTATATTTTTTTGAATCCTAATACATCATTTTCTGGAGTCATTTCATCATCACCAAAATCTCTAAAACTTCTTTTAATTTCGTTTGGTGAATAACTTTCAATTTCGTCAGATGTTAATACATATTCATTTTTTCCTGATTTTTCCATTTCATCTTCTTTTTCATCAAAAAATTGTGATAACTTTTGATTGAAAGGTCCAGAATCTAAAGTCCTTAATTCTAATTTTTCTTCAGGTGTTTTAACTCTATATTTTTCTATTTTTGTTTCAATTGAATTTAGTCTATCCATAATGTTATCCATTGCTGATAGTTTGTTTTCCAAATCTGTTAAATGATTAAATAACGAATCAAAATATTGTTCTTGTTTCTCCTCAACAGATTTTTGACTTTTAACTAAATCAGTTACCTCAATTTCTTTTTTGTTTTCATCATCAATCTTTTGAACTTCTGGATCACTTTCAATATCAATTGGTTTAGCTTCTGTTGTTGACGCACCCTCAGTACCACTAGGAGGTGGTGGTGGAACAGCCCCTATGTCAGTACCACTAGGAGGTGGTGGTGGAGCAGCCCCTATGTCAGTACCAGGAGGAGGAGGTGGTGTAGCCCCCATATCACCGCCTGGAGGAGGTGGTGGAACATCTTGTTCAAATAAATAATTATTAATTTCTTTGTATCTAAAAATTTCTTTTAAAATTTTTTTATCTATGTTCATTTTGTTATCCGTTTAAAAGTTGTTTTATTCCATTGGTTGTTTCAACCTGAATTTTTTTATTAGTTTTAATTGTATTATCTACCCTTTCAATTAAACCATCTTTCATTCTTACAGTATAACATTCACCAGTTTGTAAGTCACAAACTTGTTTTGTTCCATCACCCATATCCTTTTCAGTCGTTTGAGTTTTTCTACCTAAGTAGTTTTCTAGTATATTTTTAACTTCCATATTTTTTTTATTATAAATATTACAATTCTGTTAATTGTTCATCAAATATTTCGATATTTATTCAAAGCTATTTTTATTTCTTTTTTTAACTTATCATAATCATCTTTATTTGAAGTTTTAAAACTTTCAAAAAATGCCCCATTGTCATTAATAATTTTAGATGGGTCTCTGTTATAAATTATAAATTTAGCAATACTCTCAATTACAATATTTTCATCTGAATTTGTTATATCAACAATTTGTAATCTTTGATTATTACCCCACCACTCAACAAAAAATCGTGTGTGTAATGCTAAACTCCCAAATACCGCCATTGGTTTAACTTGATTAACATTTGGTGTTGGTTGATTATTTCTATTTGGGGTATTATTACCTTCCGGTTTTGTATTACCTTCCGGTATTGTATTACCTTCCGGTATTGCATTTGTATTACCTTCCGGTATTGTATTACCTTCCGGTATTGCATTACCAGATACGTTTTTACAAAAATATTCTAATTTAGTTTCAAAATATTGTGATTTTGGTCCCCAATATTGTAATAAATCAATTCCACCAAAGTTATTATAATTTGCTGCAAATCCTGTTGATGTACCATTTTGAAAATATAAATAACTAAATATTACTATTGCTAGTTTTTCATTAGGTGACTTACTAGCATTAGTAATACTTGATAATATTGCTGATTTCATTTGTTCAAATTTAACAACATTTTCACTTGTTGGTGATAGGGTTTCGGTAAATTGACTGTACTGACTTACATTTGGTTTACAATTCGGTGTTTGTGTTGTTGCTGTTGAATTTTTATCTTGGCTACCTAACCTAGTTTTTTCATTGATTATATTTGTTGGTGATATCGGTTGCGCATTTTTTACAATTGTTTCTTCAATTTTTTTAACTAAATTAGTTCTTAATCCTTGTAAAAAATTTTCCAAAATAGGTAAAGAAGTAATTGGTTGTCTAACACCAACAATTTCAGTGTTAAAATCACCTGGTGATATTGAGTGGTTAACTTCAGTAATCATATAAGGACCACTAAACATTGGTACATACCTCAAATTAAAATACATTGTCGGTTGTATTAAAGCGTTACCCATCATAGATAAGTTACAAGTATAACTTCTATTTTTATAAACAGAATAAAGTGACATATTTTGTGTTGCAATATTTCTATGTCCACCTTGATTCGCCATTTGGTTTAATATTTCCAAAGCTTCAGATGTTGCAAGTCCAGAATTTTGACCAACTGAAAAACTTTTAAATATTTGTTGGTTTTGTACTCCAATGTCAACATTAAAACCAACCACTTTATTTGATTTATCATAGTCTTTTTTATTTAAAAGTGATTCGTTCATAGGATTTTCAGATTCTTTTAATATATCAAAAGCATCATCTCTGAATTTGTAATCCACATTATCTTTTAAATCAACATATTGACTTGGTCTATCAATAAATTGACAAACTAACTTAGATGAAGAATCTCTATAATCCACATTTAAAAATGTACCAAATAAATTATTAGCAAATTCCAAAGTCCCTTCTGGTTTTGGTCTCGCATCAGCTGAAACATTTTGTAACCCATAAAAATTAATATATGATGGTAATGTCATAACAACAAAACCATTTGTTTCAATGATTGTTTGTATAAAAGATAAAACATCAACATTTAACATTATTTTAGTTGGGTCAATCATATCTTTTAAACCAAAAATATCAACTAAAACTTTATCCCCAATATTCCTACTAGCTCGGTCAACTAACATAACATCTTCAAATAATGTTTTGTTTTTATAATCATTACCCGCAATCCATTTATCATTCATAGCCTTAAACGTTTCCCATAGTTCCAATTTAGTCTGTGGGTCACCATCTAATTGATTTGGATTAACTTTTTTTTCTGTTTTTTCAATTTTCCCAATACTACTAATTAATCTAGGCCAAAAATCATTTATAATTTGTTCAATTATACTTTGATTATTTAATAAATAAAAATCCATTTTGTTTTTAAAAAACTCAAACCCACCAGGATTTGTTAATGGGATTACGGTAGTGATTGTTAAATTACCTGGTAATGTTTGTAATATATCATTTTTTATAAAATCTAAATCTTTATCATTAGAATATATTTTTTCTAATACTAAAATATTTGATTCTTTTACTCTAGCAATTTTATTTGATATATTTTGAATAATATCAAATGTTTTTCCATCACTTAAATTTGCGCTATAAATTAATAAATCTTCATTTAGTGGTTGACTTGTATTAATTATATTAGATTGATTTTGATTTAATTTCTGAGTTGCATATAATTTTATTATTGGTGCAAAATTTTTTATATTTTGTTCAGTAAAAGCAACATTGAAATCAATAAAAAAATCAAATATGTATGAATTTGTAGTGTAACCTAATTCATTTATTGTAGAAAATCCTACATAAGTTTTTAAAACATCTAATTCATTTTTATATTGAATTGTACTAGTAGGTGTTAGAGGAAATACATCAGGAGTTGTTGTTGTGTATTTTTGCCATTGAAACTTATCAGTCAAAGGTAAATTAGAAAATGAGTAGAATAATCTTTGATTATAATTACTAGGATTACCATAAAGAAAATATATGTCCTCTTCTAAAAAATTATTAATTACACTATTAATTTGTTTAATTTGTTTTTTAGCTAGGTCGAATAATTTGTTTACACTATTTTCCGGTATTACATTACCTTCCGGTATTACATTACCTTCTGGTATTGCATTACCTTCCGGTATTGCATTACCACTACCTATTGTCATTAAACTCCTCATTAACAATTGGAAATTGTAATACTTAATTGTTACTGATTTAGTGTCAGTAAGTTTAGTTGTAAAATTTGTTATTGGTTTTGAAAAATTCAAAAATTCATCCCTAAATGAGTTTAATATTTCTGTATCAAAAATAGAAAATAATTCTTCAATTTTAGAATAATTTATAACATTATTATTGATTGAAAAATTTTGTTGTTTTTCTGTTTTCGGTAAGATTTCTTTAAGATAACTATCATAACTAGGTTTAATAACATTTCCATTATCAAAATAACCAAAGTTCGGTGCTGACCAAAAATTTCTAACAGAACCATTATATACTGAAGTATTACCTGTTATTTCTATTTTTAATCTTGCTGATGTTGATATTTCTGAATTTGTAAAACATTCACTCTTACTTTGATTATTACCACCCATAGATGGTAATAATATAAATGTATTCGTATCGGCTGAAATATATAATGACCAACTAGTAACATTTATAGTCCTATTTGGTTGGTTATTATCAACTCCTTTTCCATACTTTATATCCGCAAGATTTGTAAGTAAAAAATTTAATTCTTTTTTATCTATCACTTGTTGGATGTCATTATTTGTATAAGTATTTGCAATAATATTCTGTCTATCCAAATAGAAATAACCAAAATCATTAATTACTTTAGGATAAAACCCTAAGTTCATTATTGTTCCACTTGCTTCATTTTTCTCTAAAACAATCGTATAATCTATTCTTCCTGTAGTAGTTGATGCTGAAAATTTGTATTCTTTTTCTTTATTTGTGGTTAGTGGATCGTAATTTTTAACAGAATCAAAATTCTTCCAAACATCATCTAAAATATCAATACCTTCATCAATGAATTTTTGATATCTATACCATATAGAACCTATTTTTAAAATCCAAGCATATGGTAATTTATGTAAAGCTCCATATTTTTTTAGTGATGCAAATATATAATCAAACTCAGTTTGAGTTGTATTATTATAAGAATTCAATTTTTCTTTACCAGTAATTAATGGTAGACTATTCAAAAATAAATATGCTGCTTGAGTATATGGATAAGTATTTTTTGTTTTTTGTAATTCAACTCCATTTTGGATAGCATTAACAAAATATGGGGTATTAAATATAGATGTTGTTTGTTTAAATGATACTTCACCATTATATGATGGTGAGTAATATATATTACCCTCAGTTACTAATTGTTTATTAAATTCATCAACTCTGTCGTTATAATAATTTTTAAGGTCTCCATTTGTAGGGATAGTAGTAGGTAAAGTATTTTTAAAAATAAAATGGGTGATAGGTCTATTAATATTTTGACTATTAATAGATTTAAAATTAGTTAATGTCTTGTATTCAGGACTAAAAGATATTGTATTTCTAGTTCTATACGCTCTATCAAATGATGTCGCATTTCCATTCGCCAAATTTTCTTTAATCCATTTTTCGTTAGTGAAAGGATAGGTATCGGTAAAATCAGGCATATTATTTTTTGTTGTACCTGTTAACCAATTAATTAAATCATTTCTTGTTTTTTCTGTTAGTGAAACTTTTGGTGTAGTTTCTAAATCACTCATTTCAGCTAATGATTTAATTGTGAATGAATTTTTAGCTTGATTATTAATATAACTAGTATTAAAAACACCTCTTATCCAACCTTGCCAACTTGTACTTAAACCATTATTTGATATTTCTTTTAAAACACTTTCATAATTTGTAGAATTAATTTGTAATAGTTGTAAATTTTCCAATAAATTTATTGGATTACTATCACTAAAACTTTGATTTATATTTGTAATTTCAACTTCTGAAACGGCATTAACAACGAATTGAGGATTACCCTTATTAATTTTACTATAATAAATAACATATTTTAATCTTTCAAAGATTTCATAAATAAATTTTACAATCTCTTGATTAAAATACACTGAATTTTTAATTGGGAATTCAATGGCATTGAACGAAACTCTCTTAACATCTTTAGTTTCATTATCAACTATTTTAGCTGATGTATCCCTAGAAACTCTTTCAGTTAACGCTTGAATGTATTCTTCAACAAATTGCACTTCAGGCCAAACTGTATAATCTTCAGCCCCAACATAATCTTTTAATTTTTGGTCACCAGGATATCTTAACTCATAAGTTGTTTTATCTTCCGTTTGATTACTAACTATAAATTGTGGCCAAGGATAAATAATTTCTTCATCATTTTTATCCGCGGTTGGTTCTTTGCTACCAAGAATTGCATTAATTCTTTTTGGGTTTTTATTTTGTTTCCAAGCTTTTGTATGAACATCATCCATAAGTCTAAGAAAAGCTTCAGTATTAGCAAAAAATACTGCCAAAATATTTCTGATATTTGGTGTAAATCCTATTGGTTGTTGATTTTGTAATAATAGTGATAGTGATTCTGTAAGGTCATCTTCTATTTCTTGTTTAAATCCATCAACTTGTTTTTTCATTTTAGAAATTAATGATAAAAACCTTATATCACCATCAAATATAAAAAAAGTAATTTTTTTTTCAGTCCCATCTTGTTTTCCTGTGATTGGATTTATGGGATAAAAACCTTTATCTTTTATATCGTTTCTAAACTGATTTATTATAAAATCTTGTAATTCTTGAGCTACTGATTCACTACCACCTCTTCTTTGTTTATAGGTTTGTTCTGTATCAATATCATCCTCAGTTACATCAAACAGATATAAAAAAGTATTTAAATCTATTTTATTCGTAACTTTTGTTTCAATTATTTGTGTTTTACCTAAAGGAACTTTACTTATTCTTTTATATGAACCACTATTTTGTCCAACTGTTTTGTTATCATTTAATCTTCTATTAAATTCAGTAACTAAAGCATTTAATTGACTAGTTACTGAAATTGGATTATATCCTTTTTTTATAGTATATATTTTAGCACCATTATTTAATATATAAAAATTTGTTTTATCAATATATAATTCAAACCAAGACCCAATTTTTTTTGTTGGGTCTATTGCATTCCAATAAACTTCTTTAGCATATAAATCTAAATCTTTCTGATATATATCAATATCAGTTAGTGGTTCTAAATTAGTTTCAATAAAATTATTTAAATCATTTTTAATAAATCTAGATAAAGTTTCATGTAAATCTTTTATTGTAAGTGGTGGAAAATTAGCTGGAATTAAATTTTTACTAATATATTCTTGATAAACTTCAACTACTTTTTGTCTTCCTAATTCACTTTTTATTGTTTGAGTTTTAGTTAATGTTGTACCTTTTGTATTATCTCTAGTATAGGTTGTAGGGTACATATAAGGTACAGATAACGCGTGTCCCATAGGGGTTTCAACCAAAACAGAATATTTGTAAGTATAAAAATCTAATTGTAATTTAAAATTACCTGAAATACTATCATATCTAGCATTAAATTTAGATAACATTAAAGTTAATTTTACAGCTTTTCCATAATAACCTTTTAATGTAAGATAAAATGGTGGGTAAGGTAAATGAAAAAAAGAACCATAAGGTGAATTAGCTCCAGATTCAAATAGAGCCCTACCTCTAATATCTTCTAATTGTATTGTAATAATTGGTGTAAAATCTAATCCTTGTCTAATCTGAATACTAGTTATACCCAACAATCCGTTATCTGTTTGGTTTAAACTTGTTTGTCTTATGTAAGATGAGTTTTCTTTTGTTTCTGGAATTTTTTCTAAACTTATTTGATTTTGAGCATTACCCTTAAGTGAATTTTGACCTGTTATTTCATTTGTATATTCATTATCCAAAAAACGTTTTTTTCCTGGATTTAAAAAATTAATTTCAGCTATAGAAATTGTTTGTATTGAGTCTAAATTTTGGGGTGTTCCAACAGCTAATTTTGTTCGTGGTAGTACACTACATTCCAAATTGGCATACATAACCAAATCTTCTTGTTTGACATATCTCTCTTTAACTTTACCATTACCATCAATTACCTTATTAGGGTCTACTATTGTAATGTTGTTATAATCAAATGCCACAAATATATTTTCTAAACTATCTACCATAAAAAAAGAACAGATTTTCTAATTGATTTTTATAATCTTGTAAAGAAGCTATTAAAGGAAATGGAATTGTCAATACTGAACCATCAGGTATATTCCATTCTTCACCACCAAAACTTGGGTTAGCTAATAATATTAGCCATCCAAAAGTTGGACTACCATAATATTCTTGTGAAATTTTATCCAATCTTGATGAATTAATCTTATATATATAAGATTTATCAGTTACCTTTTGTGGTAAATTAACATAAGGGACAACTGTTTGTTGTCCTTCAATTAAAAATTGATCGTATCGTCCGTAGAATCTTATCGCCATTAGTTGAATGTTATTTTACCATTATATGTTGATTTATCATCATTTGCATTTTCTGTTGCGTATAGTGATTGAATTTGTTCTTTTTGTTCCGCAGTTCCTAAAGTTGGTGAAGTAATATATTGACACACTCTCTCTACTCCTGGTTTATACATAATAGTACTTAATCCTCTTGTTAACTTTCTATAATTTTGTTTTCGTTTTAATTTATTAAAAATTTGATTTTCACGTATTAATTCTCTAGAATATTGAAAGTCCAATTGAAGTATACGAATATTAAATCTTTTTAATAAAAGTGTATATGTTCGTCTATTAGTGATTCTAAGTAACTCATCCTCTCTTAAAACGTATTTTAAGAATTCTTGTCGTTTTGTTTTATTATTTAATATTCTTGCCATTATAACAAAAAAATCTTTTTCAGTATCGTCTTCAAAGATATTATCAGCAACTAAATCAAAAGGTTTTTCAGGATTTTCTGGTTCGTAAAAAGCTATCTTGGTGTTATCTTCACTAAGTAGTTCTACATATTGATTCATAGCATCTTCCAATTTTCCGAAATCAGTTTTCAAAGTTTCTAAAGTATCACCAGATATATTATATATTTGAGCAGAACCTCTACTATTTATCTTCCCATCAATTTCAGTTGTAACTACATTTATTTTTCTAATTGTTTGAACATATTTTTCTTGTAAGGTAACAATTTCTTGTGCATTAGTACCAAGTGAAGTAATTAATTGTTCGGAATAATCAGAGATATATTGTTTCATATTTGCCCTAATATACCTCATAACACTCGTTAAGTTATTATATTCGTCAGTTGTATAAGATTCTTTAATTTTTGATAAAATTGGGTCGGTATCATTATCAATGGAATCATATACTCTTTCTAAAGTACTATTTAAAAGTTCTTCCCAATTTTCAGATTTACCAAAAATTTTAATTGTTTTATCATTACCCACATTCCCCTCACTGTAATTTCTTTTAGCATTAAGTATCTGTACAAATCCTATATTATTTTCTCTTTGAACACTTTCTAATATATTAACAAGACCTGAAAAATAGTTAGACGTTGATGATAATAGTTTATCCATAATTGATTTATAGTTAATATCACCAATTTCACCACCTTCGCCACCTTGTTCATCAGGTAATGTTAATACTATAGTTCCAATTGTGTCACCACCATCATTAATTCTAAATCTTTGATTACCTGAAGTGTTTACTGACAATTTCAATTTATCAAAGAAATCTTTAGACACTTTAGACAAGTCTTCAGTTGGGGTTGCTCTTTCGTCATAAATTTCAGTGTTAGCATAAAAATTAAATGATAATGCGTTTTGTAACTCTTCCACTGGTTTTGCGATACCCATACCACCTATAATTTTGAAATTCATACTTACATTAACAATCATTGGTTGTACACCAATTCCTTCGGGGTTTTGGTCTAATAAAGGTTCATAAGTAAAACTAACACCATCTGGTACAATCTTAGTATGAAAAAAATCACCAATTCTTAAAACTAAAATAGGAGGAGCTCCAAATGACGTATTTAAAGCATTAGTTTGTGTTAATTGATTATCAATTCCAACAGTAGGTATAGTTTCACCAGGTCTTACGCATTGATTTAAAAAAACAAGTCTAGAATTTAAACCTTCAGGTGTTGTCGAATGAAAAGTAGGACTAAAATATTTTAGTTTTTCTCTTATTGAATCATATATCATTGGAGTGTCTTCCTTTATCATATCAAAATAATCACATTCAGTTAAAAAATTTCTTAATATTTTTTTTGTGAAACTTTGTTTTAATCTGTCCAAGATATCACGATTGTCTGTTGGTTTATTTCCAGTTTCTTGTATTTGTTCATCAACTCCAATATTACTTGGTAATGTACCATAATCTGGGTTACCACTTGGGTCTTTATAAATTTCATTAAATAACTTAGTCGCGTCATCTGGATTTGATGTGTTATTTAAAGCTCTAGTAATTTGTTTAATTGTTGATGGTTCTAAATTTGGGAATCTTCTAGCTAATTCATATATATCGTATTTTACACATCCAGCAAAAAAAGATTCAATTATTGAATCAACTTTTTCTTTTCTCGCACCCTTTAATTGTTTTCTAACAATAACATTTAATATTGATGGGTGGTCAACAACTATTTTCCAACTTAATGTTCCACTTCTTGATGTCTCTTTATAAGTATACATAGGTTCTGGTCTACCTAAAAAACTTGTTCCTTGGAAGGATGCTGTACTAGAATCTGAAAATTTTAAATCATATGGTGGAAACCACATAATTCTACCCCCATTAGGTCCTTTTTCACAATTAGGTAAGTCATCTACAGTGAAACCAGGTCTACTTGAAGTTCTCCAAGCTAGATTCTCTATTGAGAACATATATTTTTTAGCATAAAAATTACCTTGATTATTTCTTTGAATATTGGTTGAATCACTCCCTCTTAAAGGAACAATATTTAAATTAAATGTTTTGTCTAAAATAGAACTTGGGAATCTTCTATTTTCTGTTGTTATACCAGCTTTCTTTTGTAAATCATTATAAGTGTAATAAGGAGTATCTTTAGTAAAAACTCTACCATACTCAATACCTTCTTCAGTACCTCTAGCATTATCAACATAACTCAATACTTTTGAACCTTTAGTTATTTCTTTATACCCATCATTAAAAACTTTACTAACTTGATTAATTGCATTACCAACGTGTTTTAATTTACTTTTACCTGTAACTTTATCGGCAGAATCAATTAATCTTTGAGTTTCATCTAAAATAGACCCAGGCTTTAATTTTACATTAGTTGAAATACTTTTTTGATATTGTGAAGCAATTTGGTAGGCATCTTTATCTGTTTTTCCTAATCCACCACCAATTGTTGCTTTTTTACCAGCACTATTTCTAGTCTTAGGGGAAATCCAAGTAAATCCACCATTTAAACTACCACCTTCAATAACTGGAAATCCTACCAAACCAAAGTTTAAAGCACTCTCATTACCTTCATACAAAATACTTAAATCCGTAGGTCCATAAACTGGAGACTTAACTTGTTTTCCAAATTCATTAACGGGTATTTGATTACTTGGTGAATTTATATCTCCAGGTTCTTTTTTAGAAGACCCAACATAATATCCATTTTCAGTTGCTCCTGAATTATTTGATAATCCTTTAATACCTTTGGTATAATTTGAATAATTCGGTTGAAATCTATTTAAGTTAATATTTTTAAATAATTCAAACCTTTGTCCATTACCAGTATTTCCTAAAAATAATAATGATGGGTTTCCTCTTAGACTTAAGATAGGTCCTAAAGAACCACTTCCTAAATTATTTAATGAACCTAAAGCAATGGCAGTCTGATTTGTTTGACTATTATTAAGAACATCATTGAAATAATCTCCAGGAATAGTTGACGCAGGGAAAAATGAATTAGATATTCTAGAAATGAAATTATTTGTAACAGTTGTTGGGGCTTCAGGTGTTGTTATAGTATAATTGTTATTAACAACATATCTAAGATTTCTAATAGTTTCTACATTAATCCTATCTTCAAATAATGTTTTCAATTTTCTAGCAGACATCATTGCTAATGTTGAGTCCTGAGATAAAAATCCAGCATCACCACTTGGGTTACTAGATAATAATACTTGTTGTGGTGAATAACTAGATGGTATAAATGTAGGCGGTTCCCAATATGGTAAGTGTATTTTATCGGTTATTCCTTCATTAGAAACAAAATACATAGAAGTAAATCCACCTTCGGGTCCATATCTATTTTCATTATAACTAACATCAATCCAACTTTCATTTAATAAATCCATATTAGTATCAGTTGGACTATATTCACCACTATTAGAATTACGTTGACGATAATTTAATGTTACTCTATTATTAAACCCACCAAAAGGACCAAATTGATTTAAAGGATATAATTCAGTTAAATAAGGTGGTCTATTAATTAATTGATTTGGTGAGTCTATAACTGAAAAGTCAGATAAAGTTATAGATTGGTTATAAGATGAAGTATTTGGAGTAAATTCACCTTGTATTAAATATGGGGGGAGGTTTTTTGCTAACAAAACCCCTCTCCATTGTTCTGTTATATCTAATGTTAAGTTACTTAATGACATTATCTATTTTATTTATAAATAGATTATTACCCAAATTTTTCTCTATTCTTTTTATATCTTATTTCAGTTGGTGAGATTGTACCATTAGGTGCATTTAATTTATGTATTTCATTTTTAATTGTATTGATTAATCCAACATCTCGTAAAACATTTTCCATTTCTGACTTGTTAATGGTATTACCCATTACATTTATATTTAATGTTAAATTAACATTTGTACTTGTATTTGTATTTAAATTTGTACTAAAAGAATCTTGTTTTTCTCCACTACTTAACATTTTATTAGGATCACCAGCAATAATCATATCTCGTTGGTCTAATGAAAATGCACCAAATTCTCCAGTTAATACTCTACCATTAGTACCTGGAAATGATACTAAGTCCTTAGCAGGATTTGGAGCTTCTGTTCTTATAATTGTTCCACCACTCAACACAGTCTTAAGATTCGTAATTACAGGTCCTAATGTGTCTTCAGCTAAATTTTTAACTTGTTCTCCAAGTCTAGAAAAAACTTGAATCATTTTATTTTCACTATTAATAAACTGATTCCAATTTGCTGCGGCTTCATCTGTAAATTTGGTTGATATTTTATTGAAAAAATTATACATATTTTCACCCGCTTGTTTAAATCCATCCAATGTTTTACCATCTAAAATACTATCAAACATTTGTTGTATTCCACTATCCATACTTTCTCTAATTTCTTTAGTATTGAAGGTATTAGTAAATGTTTCACTTATTGATTTATACATTTGAACTTCGGCTTGCATAATATCTTCACCAGATTTTGTCCCAGCAAAAGCATAACCAGTAGCGTTTTTCATTGCCATTAAACTTGCATCAATACTCCCCAATACAGATAGTTGGTCTACTGCCAATTCTTCCATTTTCTTAGGTGGTAATTTTAATTTCTCAATATCATCAGGACTTAATTGAGATATTAGTTTTTCTTTTGTTTGACCTTTTTCATCCGTGACTTTAATCCTATATTCACCATCCTTTCCTTTTTCTGCCATATTGGCAATTAGTTGTCTCGTTTCCTTTGATGCAAATTGGTCAACATCAGGAAATTTAATTTTTTTCATTTTATCTTCTAACTCAGCACTACCTAAGGCCATCTTAGTTAATTCAGAATAACTCATACTCATAGCCTTACTTATTTCCATCAATCTACCCTTAGCTCCAGGCATAATTTCAAAGTTACCCTCTTTACCCATTGTTACAAAACTTTTTGTCATTTGTACAATTTGGTTTTGTAATTCAGCAGGGTCATTACGTGATAGATTCATTAATCTAAGTGGGTCTAACAATTGTGATTGAGTTACACCTAATCTTTGTAATGCCGCAGCAGTTTCTATTGCACCTTCAGGATTGAAAACTTTATCTGCAAATTGTAAAGTTTCCTTCATATTAATTCTTAAAGAAGATGCTTGTGCTGCCATTTTTGCTAAACCTTCAACACCACCTTGGAAGGTATATTTGTTAAGGGCATCCATATTCTGTATAACATTCTCACTAACGGATTCAACATTTAAACCTAAAGTTCTTGCTGTGTCAACAACCTTTTGCATTTGTTCAGTTGTCTGATATACAGAATATCCAGCATTTTTAAAATTTTCAACAATACTACCAATTGATTCATTGGTTACTTTTGTCATAGCAAATAATTTATCATATGATTCAGAACTTAGAACCACATTTCGATTAAGTTTTGATGCTATTTCAGTTTGAATTGTATTAATATCATCAAAAGTACCTCCCATCTTAGCAACACTTTGATAAGCGTCAGTCATACTTTGTTTGATAATACCAATTTGTTCTCTACCTTGTCCAAATGACTTGGCTATTGATGTCGCCTTTTCATCAACATCAAAAAAAACATCTCTCATTGCTTTTTGGTCAAATAAAGAACCAATACTTTCACCAATAGGACCACTAAGTGAACGTACATATCTACCTAAACCATCTAAACCACCTGCCATAAATTATTATTTACTATAAATATGAAATTTTTAATTTTCTTTAGGTGTATTAGTTTCTACTATTTTATTTATTAGGTATTTTCTAACATAAGTTGGGATGTTCAAGAATTCCGAATAAGATGTTCTCAGAAATCTTGCCATTAAATAATATTCATCCAACAAATATTTTGAATAACTAGAAGAAAGGACGAAAAAATTCAACCCCAAAGGTGATTTCATATTTCACCGTTTCTCCTGATGGGGCTGTTGTTGTTTTTTTTAAATCTAATGATGGTATATTATCCTTTAAAAATTTTCTAATATATTTTGAGTCCCCAATTGGTAAAGTGTCTATAAATTTAGATATGTAACTTCTATCGTTATTTTCATTTACCTCCAAGATTTGTTTATTTAATCTCCAAGTTATTCTTGGTGGTACTAAATTAGCTGGATAATTATCAGCCATTTTATCAAGTTCTAATTGGTCTGAATAAGTCAAAGGTTTTAATTTAACTACAGCACCAGTCATAGGTAAAGTTACCAAATAAGTACCATCATCATTTGGCATAACTTCAACTTTTTTAATATTTAATTCGTCTAAAACTATTGTCTCATCAAAATTTTTACCAGTTTTTGGATCGTTAAGTGTGATTGTATATTCAGAACCAAATGATGTATTTCTTAAAAATATTAAAATTGCCTCAACATCACTATCAACAAGTTCTTCAGGTTTTATATCTGGTTCATAAATTTTTGACCTTAATAGTTGTAAAACTATATTATTATTTGCATTAGACGCTGCATTTATTAAAAAATTTTCATCGTTAGCTGTCAAATATCCAACTTTAATTGATTTTTTTTTGTTTTTGTAAAAAATACCCTTTGTTGGTAGTTGTACTACATCGTGAGCTAAAGGTAAATTTGTGTGAGCTGATTGTATTAAATCTTTGTCCATTTTTTTTATTTTAAAAATAAAGTATAAATAAATATTATAAATAAAAAAACCCACATATATTGTGGGTTTTTATGAATTTTATTTTTTTAGTAAACTAAAATACATCTATCCATTTGAAGAGTTGCTGAAATTGATGCTAGTGTATCAGACGCATAACCTAATGAATCAAAGTTAACACTAGTTAAGAAACAATCTTGAATAATCCATTTTTCAACAACAACCCCAGTTGGGTCTAACATTTCTAAATCAACATCCTTTTTATAACCTGCAGCGTAACCCATACGACCTGTAACTGATTCTGCACTCAAACGAACCCATTCCATTAATGCTTGAGATGCAGAAGGACCGATTGGGTCTCTAAATTTAACATTTATAGGATTCCATTTAAAACGACCAGCAACATAAGTCGATGTGTTTAAGAAAGGAATTTCTTGAGATCCAATTGTAATACTTGGTCTAGATGCGGTTTCAACAAACCATTCGTTTATTCCTAAATCACTAGGGAATCGCATAATAAACCTATTCTGTCTTTTCGGTTCATAGGGAACCGGCATTTTCATTAATAAATCAGCCATTTTATATCGTTTTAATTTTATTCATTTATTTTATAATAAATATTGTGTTATTGAAAATTTTTCTATTTACTTTTACTTGAAAAAAATTATTCATTAATAAATCACATTATATATTAGTTATTATATATAATTTTAATTATATATGATTATTTTTTTAATTATATTTCTTAATTTATTTTCGAATTGTATTTCTAAATCATCTTCGAATTCAGGTTTTATTCCTTTTTCTCCTTTTTTAACTAATTTTTTTTCATCACCATGTGTTGAATATATATCAATACCTGTTGTGTTTGTAATAGCATACGCAATATTTTTTAAATCATCGTCTGAAAAACCAAAATATGCTTTAAATTTAAAATCATAGATACCATCAGCAGCTAATTTTGAATTCATAGCTTCAACCAATTCATTTCCACTTGTTTGAAAGAAATTCATAGCCTTAGCTTTGATTTCTTCTGGTTTTGATGAACCAGTCGGATAATAATACCCTACAGTATAAAATAAACAACTATCTAAATAATCATCAACCTCTTCTTCCATTGATAAAGGTTCTTGGCCTACTAATTCTTTACGATCAACTAAACTACGAAATAATGATTCTTTTGAAATACCATTTTCGTTGTTATCAATTAAATCTCTTAAAGATTCTTTTATTACTTGTGGTTTATGTCCTCTAGCGGTTATTATAGCCAAATAAGAACCTGAATTAATTGCCTCAACTAAATCAGGCCAAGATGGTGCTTGTTTAGATTTTTTAACATCTTTATAAAATTCTTCTTTACCTCCTCTAAATTTTCTAAACGGATTTTCACCCATACCTTTAACAGTTTTCCCTTTATAAACAAAAGGTTCACCACTAGTTAATTTAGACCTTAAATGAGCGAAATCTTCAGTGCCCATACCAATTTCTTTATTTTTGTCAGTAGTAACGTAAATCTGTGTTGGCATATACAATAGATTATCGTCCCAATCAAACATATAAAATTTTATTGGAATTTCTTTTACTTTTGATTGTTCTCTTAAAATTCTTCGTATTAAATTTCTCATATTAATAAATATTGTGATTATAAAAAAATGGGGGAGAATTAATTCTCCCCCATAAATATCAGATAACTTTTAAATGTTTTCAAACGAAGCACCTGTTGGAGTTATATAGAATGTAATATCTATAAATTCAAGGGCTTTTGTTGGTTTAACATAAATCTTACCAGTAAGTTGATTTCTATCCAAATCAGCTGGTTCAGAAGAAACTGTTACACGGAAATCGTATAAACCTCTATCTCTTCTAATTGCATCAAGAATAGGATTAACAGCGTCTAGGAAGTCCTGTCTAACTTTTTCATCATTTTGTTCAAATAACAATCTTACTGAAACTGCTGAAATTAATTTACGAGCTTGTAGTAACAATCTTCTTACATTAATTCTATCTAAAGCAGATTCTCTTATTTGCATTGTTTTGTTACCCCAAATTACAGTTCCAATATCAGAGAAAGTTGCAATTGGATTAATTCTACCTTTGTAAAGTACATCTCTATCCTCTTGTGTTAATTTCTTTCTAGCTTTAACAGCATTAACAATACCTCTTGTATAACCAGCCGCAGCAAACCAAGGGAAAGCAATGTTGTCTGTAAGGGCAAGATTTTTACAAACCTCAGCTGTTGGTGGTAAGTATATTTGAGTGTTATTAACACTATCTCTCGTTAATACCCAAGGATAATATGTTGCGGTGTAGTTAGAGTCTAAAACCAAATCTTCTAATCTATCTACAGCTTCTTGTGGTAATACCAAATCTTGTGAATCACCTAATGTTGGTGTAAACATATTATAGTCAGGTGTTGTTACAATATATATTGAGTCGGCTCTACTAAATTCAATCATTTCAATTGCAGATTCAACCAAGTTACTATTGTTATAATAATCAACACCTGGTGTAACAAATACATTGATATTCACAGCTTCTGGATTAGCGAATGTTTGTTGTCCTAATAGATAAGCATAATAATCAGTATTAGCATAATCTTGAGTATTATCACCAACTGTTATTTGTTTAAACGCTCCCCATCCTGAAGCTGAAGGATATTTAGTTGAACAACTATTACTTGCCCCTTTCAAATATCCCGCCTTACCTATTACAAATCTATCTCCATTAGTTCTATATTCTCTGTATATATCCCAACCATCAAAACCACCAGCACATAGTAATGTAAATTTACGAGCAAATAATCTATAGTATTGATTAGTTTCGTCAGATGGATCAGAAGTGAAAGGCGATGCACCAACAAAGAACTCAGGTGTTCCACTTGTTGTATACGCACCTTGAATAGTTATGCCACTTGCATTGATATCCATATGATAACCTCTTGTTTTATATGCCCAATTATCGGCAGTAGTATCACAAGCAATATTTAATGGTAATTGTTTACCTTTATATTTGAACATATCTACATCAATACCAACAGTATCAGAAATACCTAAATAAGTTCTTCTAAAATTATCACCATTACTAAGTACAGCATCATCAACACCCAAACCAGAGCCAAATGGTGGATTGTAGACAACTTCACCTGGATAATCATATTTCTCTTTATATATTGGGAATGGGGGTGTTGCGCCACCATACTCTCTGATAGTGTAACCCTCAAAACCACAAGGTAAAGCATCTTCTGGTGCATCCAAATTCATCTCAACCATTATGTATTTTGAATTTAATTGATATTCTCCATCAACAGTACCAATTCTAGTTGCTATATAATTATTTTCATTTGGATTCATAGCAAGATTAGTAAATGATTCTAAAACAACTGGATTAGCATCAGTATCAAAGAAATTTCTAACAATTACATCAAATGTTCCATTGTTAAATGAAATATTCCTGATTGAAATCTTAACTTCAGTATTTGCGGCATCCCCATCTGAAATTGTAACAAATTTGAAAAGTCTGAATACTTTATTACCTCTTAATTCTGAAACAACCCAAGGAGATGATGGTGATTGATATCTGTCTAAATACCAACCAATAGTTGTAGTGTCAATACCTTGTCTTGCATTTGGTAGTGCGGTTAAGTTACAATTTAAACCTCTAATATAACCTTTTCTATAAGCATAATTTAACAATGTATAATATTCTTCCTCAACAAAAAGTGGAACTAAATTTCTTGGTTTACCAAAGTTTGTTTTACCAAAAACTTTACTAATATAATTTGTATCGGAATTCGTGAAAGATGTCTCAAAAAAGAAACTTTCATTATCTTTGTTAGTTACATTTATACCAAATGTTGAAAAAGGGTTTTTAGTTACAGCTGAATATGTCCCAGAACAATTCATAGTTACATTACTTAAATCATCTACATCATAAACAGCACCATTATCTGAACCATAAGTAGCTAAACCTCTTGAACGTAATGTTGCTAAAACCAAATTATCATATTCAATGAAAGATGTACCAGTATAAACATAAGTCAAACCAGTAACAGTTCCACTATAACAAGTTGTTATTGTTGGTGTTGGGAAAGTTCCAGTATTTCCTGTTGTACAAGTACCACAAGTACCAGGTAATACTATATTTACAGTCCAAGCGGATATTGCTGTTCCATCTTCAGATGTTAAAGTATAAGATTTAGTTAGAGCACTAAAATCAACATTATTTTCTACTGAAGCCTGAATAACACTCTCACTTGTAACACCAGTCGTACAAGCACTAAACGTAACAGTCATTGCTGTAATATCCGCAGTAGTTGCAGTTAATGGTAAACAAAGATTAATTGTGTTAGTGTTATAGTTTATACCACCAACTACAGTACTAATTGTACTTGAACTAACTTGGTAAGAATAGAATGATGCACAATTAGATTTTGATGATGTTTCTACAATAGTGTCAACTACATTGTAGAATGAATAACCCGTGTAATCATTATTACCAATGTTATCAAATGTTGCATAATACCAAGTATCGTTTACTGGGGCTGAGTAATTAGATAAATCTGAACTTACGTTATCAACTCCAAAAACATTTGTACTTGCAGTATAACCAGTTAAAGTATCATAAGTACCACCAGAAATTACACCAAAATAATTTATTGAATAAGCAGAACTTGATGGTGTGTTAATTACACCTAATATTTGATTCTTTAAATCGGTTGCTATGGTTGATGTAGAACCATTAAATTTCTCATAAACATTATTCAAATCGTTTGATAATATATTATAAGAACCACCTACAAATGAAATTGAATTTATACCACTAGTACAACCTGTAAAATCAATTGAATAAGGTATTACGTTGAATTCAATACATTGAGTTACACAACTTAATGTAGTTGAACTTAAACATTCAAAACCAACAGTAGACTGGTCAACATTTGCTATTGTCAAAATTGACCAAGAAGGTCCCGCATCATAACCTGAAAGACCCAATACTCTTGTTACAAACAATTGGTTAGATTGTTGTAAGTATGCTTTTGCGATATATGCTGCCTCATACTTAGGGATTTGTGTGTTAACGAATTTCTCTGCTGATGTCCCTCCAAAATAAGTTGAAAATTCATCAAAGTTGGTAATAAAGATTGGTTCGAAGGCAGGACCTTTAATAGTCTCACCAACAATACCTAACGTTGTAACACCAACACTTTGAGAAACAAAACTTAAATCAACCTCGGAAGTGTAAACACCAGGAGAAACAAAAACTTTATTGCTTGTTGCCATTTTTTTTAGTTTAAATAATTTATTTTTAGATAAATATTAAGCAAAACAACAAAATTCTTTACTTTGGTATATGTATATATAAATTGAGTAGAATAAATTCTACCTTTTTTCTACTATGGATAAAGAGGTTAAAAAAATAAAAAATTTAAAGATATCAATTGAGGTTCATAACCTTTTAAAAAACTATTGTGATAAAAATGGTATTAAAATGTATCGTTTTTTGGAAAGACTGATAGTTGAGAAGTGTAAGGAAAAAAAAGATATATATGGTGATGTTTAAATTAAAACACTATTTAAAACAATCTTTGATTCTAAAGATGGATTATCTTTCTCAACAATAAATTTTAAAGTATCATTTGTGTTTATTTGAATAGATGTTAAATCAGTACCATAAAAATCGTTATTGATATACACATCATATGTTATAATATTTTCTGTATCTTCAACAACAATATCTGCGGTATACTCTATTTTTTGCATAACCATAGTAGAACCTGTTTTAACAATTAAATCCAAATTATATTTAGATGGGACGTAATCAACTTTCTTTTGTCTCTTAACTTTCTTTTCATCCACTTCCAATATTTGTAGAACTCTATTTACTGCTGGAGAAACTTCAAATTCATTTTCATCTATTAAAAATCCCATCATAACAAAATCATAACTTTGAATGTAATATTTTCTTTTTTCCATATCCATTACTGATTCATCAGTTATATTTGTCATTTTAATTGGTATGTAATGTCCTTTAATAATTTGATATGATTGTAGTGATGAAAACTTTTCAATAACAACTTTATTGAATTGGTTTAGTTCTCTCATTCTATTACATACAATTTTTACTTGGAATGTAATATCCACTGGAACTGGTTGTGGTATTTTATACACATCAACTCCAACTCTATTACCATCCCAAGTTGGAACTTGAGCATAAAAATATTGTCTTCTATTTGGTATTGTATATAAAGTAGCTGGGTTTGTACCATATTTTACTTCAGGAATTCTAACAATTGAAATAAATGGCGGTTCAACATTTTTATCCAAATTTTGTAAATTCCAAGTTTCAGTAAATTGTGCCCAATTTTGTGTTGTTATTAATATATCAATTGTTGGTATAACTTTACCATCAACAATAGTCTTTAATTCATTCTTAACAAAATCCAAAAAACCGCCATCCAAATCTGCGTGTAATAAAGACTTGGGTAAATATGTACCATCTTTGTTAATCTTATCAACCAATTCTTTTCTCCTTTCTAAAAGAATCTTTGACTCAGTTAATGGTATATCTTTTTTTATTTTCTTTGGTAGTGGCATAATTACAATCCTCTAAATTCATTATCAACAACTGCCGAAGCTGTTATTGTTCTATAATATGGTTTATACCCCGCATAGTTATGTTTATTGTCAGATACAACCCTTCCATCATTATTAACAACATAATATCTAATTCTATCCTCAGTTTCATTATAACCCAAATAATCCCCATAATTAATGTCAATTCCCAATTCATCCAATTGTTTTTGATAAATTGAAAATCTCATATTACCAGGTTCGGTTTGGTTAATACCAGGTTTATTACCCGCAATCATTTTATTCTCAGGTGCTGATATTTGAACATATCCTTTTAATTCAATTGGAGGTAGAAATTTAATTCCATCCTTTAATGCTTCACCATATACATCGTCAGTCTTTGTTTTCATTCTGTCTATACGATATAATACTATGGTGAAGTTCATATCCCCATATAACCATTCCTCACCCATTGATATATCCAATTGATAATCACTCGCGTCAAAGAATTTACCAATTCTTGTTATAGGTATTTTATTTGTCATATTGATAAATATTAAGATATCAACTATTTTTATGTTAAAAATTTACTTTGAGTTTAACAGGTAAAACATCTAATCTTATTGAATCTAAAGCACTTGATATTTTGGACACATATTCAGGTGGAAATAACTTTATTTTAAAACTAAAACATCATAAAGAAACCAATAAGAAATTCTATCCAACACGTTCACAAGCTGAATATATAATTAACTATCATTCAGTTGAACCAAAGGTTGCCAAGAAGTGGGTTAACATTGAACCCTATTTTGCAAATAAAATTGCAGATGAAAAAAATATGTTAACAATCCCAACTGATATATGGGTTGAAAAGTTATTGGTGGATAAAGATAAATCATATCATATTTGGGGTAGATTTAACTCAGGTGACACTTTAACTGATATTTGGTTACCCAAGGCTGCATTATTAAAAACTCACAACACAGAGGAAGTTAAGATTGATTATTCAAAGTATGGTCATAGACCCCCACTTGAACACCAAAAGATTGCAATAGAAAAATTGGTTGGTAGTAAAAGATTTATTTTAGCTGACGATATGGGATTGGGGAAGACCACGAGCACAATCATCGCGGCACTTGAAACTGATATCAAAAAAATATTAATTATCTGTCCAGCGTCACTTAAAATAAATTGGGAAAGAGAAATTAGGAATTATACAGATAGAAGTGTTTATATATCGGAGGGAAAGAATTTCTCTACTGACCACGACTTTGTTATTGTGAATTATGATATTCTTAAAAACTTTTATGATTTAAAGAATAAAGAGAATTCACCAATAGTAAAAGCTAATTTTGATTTGGTTATAATTGATGAGGCTCATTATATTTCTAATCCCCAAGCAGCAAGAACAAAACTAATAAATGACTTTGTAAAAAAATCAAAATATCTTTGGTTGTTAACAGGTACACCAATGACAAATAGACCAATCAATTATTACAATTTATTGAATCTAATTGAAAGTCCTGTTGCTCAAAATTGGATGGCTTATGTTATACGTTATTGTCAAGGTTATCAATTTAAAGCTGGGAATAGAAAAGTGTGGAATGTTAATGGTGCATCCAACTTGGAAGAGTTAAGAGATAGAACATCAAGACAAGTATTGAGGAGATTAAAAACTGATGTATTAGATTTACCTGAAAAAATTATTACCCCAATCTATTTGAGATTAAAATCAAAAATGTATGAAGAATTGATGGGGGAATATTATGAGTGGTATAATAAACATCCAGAAGAATCAAAGTCATTGACCGTTCAATTCAACAAACTTATGAAAGTAAGACAAGTTATTGCAGATGAGAAAGTTCAAGAGACAATTGGTTTAATTGAGAATATATTGGAACAAGGTAAAAAAGTAATTGTATTTACTAACTTTACAG